ATTTAGATATGATTGCAGGCAAGATTTCCGAACTTTGGTCGGGCGGCAAGAATCGCCCAGCCAAGAACTCACCACACACTCCAACAACAGACAAAAAGATTAATGAGAAGATGGCTGTGTTTGAGAAAAAATCCAAGAAATAAAATAACTAACACGGAGTCACCAACCCTACTGGGAGTGAACAAAAATGGCAACAACGGCACGATTAAACAGAAGACACTCTCAAATGGTGAGAGATAAAATACAGGCAACCGTCTTAATCCAATTGCTTCAAAGCTATGCTTTGGGCGAGATTGAAGAGATTGCTAACGGCAGAATGAAGGCTATAGAGATACTGTTAAAGAAATCAGTACCTGACCTTCAAAGCATTGAGCTGACTGGGGATGAAGAAAACCCGTTGGTAACAAGGGTGATTACTGGAGTGGCGCGTGACAAACCAGTTGATTGAGGATGAGCTAGAAGAAATTGAGTTAGAGTTAGATTTAGGCTACAGACCAAGAGCCCCGCAGCTGCTGATACATAATGCCGTAATAAATAATAGATTCACGGTTGTTGTTGCACATAGGCGGATGGGTAAGACGGTATCAGCTATACTCCATTTAATAGATGATGCTCTGAACAACGAACAGAAAGACCCGCGTTACGCTTACATTGCACCAACATATGCACAGGCTAAACGTGTGGCATTTGATTATCTGTGTGAGTACACAAGACCGCTGGGCGCTAAGATTAATATTGCCGAGCTAAGAGTTGACTTCATGGGCAGGCGCATTAGTTTGTATGGTTCAGATAATGGCGACAGCTTACGGGGACAGTATTTTGATGGGGTAGTGCTTGATGAGATTGGCGACCAGAATCCAAAAATATGGACCGAGATTGTCAGACCAGCTTTAGCAGACCGAAAAGGTTGGTGCTTATTTATTGGCACACCGAAGGGTAACAACCACTTTGCTGACTTTAAAGACAGGGCGTTAAAAGGAAATGGTTGGAAGTTCTTAGAGTTTAAGGCTAGTGCAACTAACGTATTAGACGAAACAGAGTTAGCTGATGCTAAAGCTGAGATGGGCGAAGATAAATACAGGCAAGAGTTTGAGTGTTCTTTTGATGCTCCAGTCGAAGGCGCATACTATGGACAACTGTTAAACGAAGCCGATGAAGATAACAGAGTTACCAGTATACCAAGAGATGAGATTGCAAGACTTGTCTGCTCATGGGATTTGGGTATCAGTGATTCAACCTGTATCTGGGTTGCACAGGTAGTAGGCAAAGAGATACAGTTAATTGATGCTACTGAGAATCATGGTGTAGGATTAGATTATTATGTTAGCTGGCTGCGTGAAAAGGGTTACGATAAGGCACAGCAGATTCTACCGCATGATGTTAATGTGCGAGAGATGTCAACAGGCAAGAGTCGTAAAGAAGTATTAATGGATGCAGGGCTAGAGATTCATGTTGCACCAAAGCTATCTGTTGCGGATGGTATTCAAGCCGTAAGGCGTATACTACCAAGATGCTGGTTTGACAAGGAAGGAACAAAAGAAGGGTTGTCTGCAATACGTAATTATCGTAGACAGTTCGATGAGAAACGAAACGTGTTCTTTGATACACCGTTGCACGACTGGGCATCACATTACGCAGATTCGTTTAGATACTTAGCTATTGGATTAAACGAGGTTGACCCCGAATGGAGTAAGCCGATGAATGTTAATAAAAACTGGGTGGTATAAATATGGCTGAACTGTCAGAAGAAGAACTATTAAACCAATGTATTACTGAGATTGATAACGCTATTGGCTATATTGAGTCAGAAACAGTAGCTGACAGAGCAATGGCTATGGACTACTACCTGCGTAAGCCATACGGCAACGAGGTTGACGGACAGTCCGCAGTGGTTACTGGCGAGACAGCAGAGGTGGTTGATGGTGCGCTACCGCAACTCATGCGTGTATTTACAGACAACGAGGATGCTGTACAGTTTGAGCCTAATAAAGACGGTGATGAGCCGTTTGCAGAACAGGCGAGCGACATGGCTAACTGGGTGTTCAATAAAGACAATGACGGCTTCTTAATCATGCACAACTGGTTTAAGGATGCCTTGCTGCAAAAGGTTGGTATCGTTAAGGCTTACTGGTCCGAGAAGAAGGACATCACTAAAGAGAAGTATAAGAATTTATCTGACGATGAGCTATCTTTGCTCATGATGGATGGTGAGTTTGAGATTACCCGTCAAAAAACAAACGTAGTTATTGATGAAAGGGGTTTGCCACTAAATGCACATGACGTAACTATTGAGCGTGTTGATGACAACAGCCGAGTTAAGATTGAAAACGTACCACCAGAAGAATTCTTAATATCCAAGACAGCTACAACAATAGCTGACTCACCATTTATCGCACACCGCAGAATGATTGACCGAGGCGACTTAATTGCAATGGGCTTTAGTAAAGAAGAAGTCGAAGCAATCCCAGCAGGCGACAGACTTGAGTACAGTCCAGAGCGTTTGGCTCGGTATGAGCGTGATGAGCTGCCTGACTATCATTTGTCAAATGAGGTTGAGATATTTGAGTGCTACATTAAAACAGCAATTAATGACGATGATGGGCTTCTTGAAACTCGCAAGGTAATTATTGCTGGGCAAAAGATATTATCTAACGAAGAGTGCGACTATGTACCGTTCCACTCTGTATGCCCAATCCCTACTCCACACCTATTCTTTGGTCAGTCACTAGCTGACCGCGCAATGGATATTCAGTTAGAGAAATCTACTATCCTGCGTCAGATGTTAAACAACTTGTACTTAACTAACAATGCCCGTGTTACGGCAGTAGAGGGTCAGGTCAATTTAGATGACTTGCTCACATCTACAGCAGGCGGTGTTATTCGCGTTAAAAGTAACGGTGCGGTTAATCAATTAAATGTTCAATCAACAGCGGGTCAATCGTTTCCAATGTTTGAATACTTGGACGGCGTACTTGCTAAACGTACAGGCGTTTCAGATATGCAGCAGGGCTTAGACCCTAACGTACTACAGAACGTGTCAGCAACTGCGGTTGCAGCAATGACTCGACAGAGTGAGGGCAAGCTGGAGCTAGTTGCTCGCATCTTTGCAGAGACTGGCGTTAAGAGCTTGTTTAGAGGCATCCTACACTTACTATGTAAATACCAAGAAAAAGAGCGTACGGTGCGTTTACGTGGTGAATGGGTTACGTTTGACCCTCGCGAATGGTCTAACCTGTATGATGTAAGTATTAATGTTGGTCTGGGCAACGGTAATCGCCAAGAGCAAATTACAATGCTCCAAATGATTCTCGCAAAACAAGAAGAACTTATCGGCAAGTATGGCGTAAACAACCCACTTGTCACCCCAACACAGTATCGCGAAACTTTAGGTAAGATGATTAAGATGGCTGGCTTTAAAGATACGTCTGCCTACATTAACGAAGTCACTCCAGAGATAGAGCAGCAAATTATGCAAATGGCATCACAGCCACCATTAGACCCAACAAGCGAAGCTGCCAAGATGTACGCAGAGGTTGAGAAGGCTAAGGCTGAGTTAAGGGCGCAAACAGATAACGCTAAGAATGATATTGATAGAGAGAAGAATCAGTTAGAGGCGCAGCGTAAAAATCTAGAGCTTCAGCAGAAGCAGACTAAAGATGAAGCGGAGCTTAAGATTCAGGAAGCTAAGTTAGCGCTGCAAGCAATCGAGCTGGAAATTAAAAAGAACGCATCAGAGTCAAACACACAAACAAATCAGATGGCTACGGTAATGAAGTCAATCAAGGAGCTGCAAGACTTGGTTAATTCTGGAATGAACGGGTAAGGGAGTAGTTATGTCATTATTACAAGACTCAACTGGGTATTACTTAGAGCCGTCAACTGGGCAGTATTACGAACAAGCACCAGTTCCTACTCAATCTTACAATCCTATGGGGTTTATGGGCGGTGGTGGATATATGGGCATGGGAGGCTTCAACAGCCAGCCTAATTACGGAATGGGTTCATACTCATCAACACCAACCCAGCCTGACACAACACAATACCTAATGTCCGATGGTATGCGTTACAAGCCATTTACAGGAAGCTCTGACGGAATTAGTGCAGGCATTCGCTCTATGGTTGATTCTTCGATGGCTGGCAAAACGCCTTACCAATATGACGTTCCATCGCTGGCTGAGATGTTCCCGTCTAGCCCAGCACCTATGGACGGTGGTTACGGCACGGGTGGCGGCGCTGGTAGATTCTTGGGTGGCTTGTTAGATGCCAAGATGCCAACGCCAGTCTCGTCAGAGACAACAACAGCGCCAGCATCAAGCGGCGCAGGTAGATACTTATGACGCGCAGCGAATGGGCTAACAACCTAATTAACGACGTTCACTTTGTTGAGGTCATGACAGAGCTAAAAGAGCTACAGCTTAACCGAATTGAAAACAGTAAAGAACGCGATGTAGAAGAGCGCGAGGTTGCGTACACGCAGCTCAAGGCACTTCAAAACATTGTTTCTCATGTTGAATCCCTTGCTAGTCAAAGGATAATCAACGAGAAGCGGTGGAGAATTTTCTAGACTTTTCTAGAGAGCGTAAGCCAAGCGTATTGGCGTATAAGGAAGTAAATTAAATGACTGACACCAACCCTACTGGGAGTGACAACCAAAGTACAGGAACTGTACAAGAGGCAGCAGATTCTTTTTTAGGTTTACTTGATGCAGAAGAAGCACCCGAAGAAGGGCAAGCAGAGGCGCAGCAAGAAGAGCAAGAAGAAGAGTTAGATGGTAATGAAGCACAAGATGATTTGCAAGATGAGGGCGATGAAGAAGAGTCTGATGAAGAACCTGAAGATGAAGCTGAAGAACAAGAGGAAACTCCAAGTGTTTATCAGGTGAAGGTGAATGGTGAAGATTTAGAACTAACTTTGGATGAGCTTAAATCGTATGCACAACAGGGTGCGGATTATACTAAAAAAACGCAACAAGTAGCTGAAGAGCGCAAGGCAGTACAAGCGGAACGACAGGCTATCGAAGAGGCTAAGAATTTGAGAGATACTTATGCCCATAGGTTGCAAGAGATGGCGAAGATGCTGGATTCGTCAACTAAAGGTGAAGATTTAGATTATCTGAAAGAAACTGACCCTATTGGATACTCAGTAAAGATAGCTGAAAGACAAGAGCAGAGAGAGCAACTACAAGCAGTACAGCAGGAGCAATACCGCATTGCCCAACAGCAACAAGCGGAACAGTCCCAGCAAATGCAGTCGTTTCTATCTCAACAAGCTCAAGAGTTGTCTAAACAGTTACCCGAATATGCTGATGCCGTTAAAGGTGAAAGGCTTAGGTCTGATATGCGAGATTTTGCAAAATCAAGTCTAGGTTTCAGTGATGAAGATATATCAAATATTCGCGATTCTCGACAGGTACTAACGTTGCACAAAGCAATGATGTACGACAAATTGCAAAAGGCTAAACCAAATATTAATAAAAAGGTTAGCACAGCGCCCAAGACGTTGAAGAGTGGGAACGGCGTTAAGCCAACTACTTCTGACCAAGTCAAACGGCAAACACAACAACTTAAGCAGTCAGGCAAAGTTCGCGATGCTGCTAAGTTATTTGAAAATTTTATATAAGGAAATATCATGGCTACATTTGAAACCTATACCGCAGTCGGTCAAAAAGAAGATTTATCTAACGTAATCTACAACATTTCACCAACTGACACCCCATTCATGAACTCTATCGGTAAAACATCAGCTACTGCTGTATTACACGAATGGCAAACAGACGCTTTGGCTGCTGTAAACTTATCTAACGCTGTTATTGAGGGCGCAGATGCTGGTGCATCTGTATTATCTCCAACTTCTCGCGTTGGTAACCGCACCCAAATCTCTAACAAAGTTGTTAAAATCTCTGGCACTTTAGATACAGTGAACAAAGCTGGTCGTAAGTCAGAGAAAGCATATCAACTTGCTAAATCGTCATCTGAGCTAAAACGAGACATGGAGTCAATCTTGTTATCAAACCAAGTTGCTGGCGCTGGCGATAGCACAACAACAGCTCGTACATTGGGTGGTATGCAAACATGGTTAAGCTCTAACTATAATGGCGGAACAGGTGGAACTGCTGGCTCATTAGGCACAACTGCTCGCGTTACTGGTGTAGACCGTGCATTTACACAAGACATCTTGAACGCTACGGTCCAAGCTGCATACGTAAGTGGCGGCGCTCCAACAATCTTGTTAGTTACCCCTGCTCAAAAAGTTGTGGCATCTGGCTTTGCTGGTATCGCTACACGCTTCCGTGATGTGCCTGCTTCACAGCAAGCTCAAATCGTTGGCGCTGCTGATGTTTATGTATCAGACTTTGGCATTATCCAAATCGTTCCTAACCGCTTTATTCCAAACGTGGATGGCGATGACGTGGCTTTCTTACTAGACCCAGAGATGGCAGCAGTTGCTTATCTACGTCCGTTCCAAACACTGGACTTGGCTAAAACTGGTGATAGCGAGAATACTGAGCTTTTAGTTGAGTACACGCTAGAAGTTAAGAACCAAGGCGCACACGGCTTAATTGCTGATTTAACTTAGTAAAGGATGGGAGGGCTTCGGCTCTCCTATTTAAATATGACAAAATCTATACATAACGGAATATCAAAAACATCATTTGTTGACGAAGATGATAAGTTAATCATTTCTCACAAGCAGGATGTTACTGCTATCGTTGAAGAGAACAAAAGACAGTATAATCAGTCAACAAGTAAAACTGGCTTTAATGGCAATAAGATTACAGCACCTGAAAATAAGGTTGCATCAATACCGTTGGTTGTATTTACAGAACTAGAGAAACAAGGAATCACCCGCGGATTTAATGTCATTGACATGAAGCGCTTTAAAGAATTTTTAAACAACCCAGACAACCGAGTGTTTAGGACAAGACAAGGACAGGTATGAGTATACTAAACTATTCAGACTTACAGAGTACGATTGCTAGTTATCTGGCACGGACAGACTTAACCGTCCAGATACCTGACTTCATTCAACTTGCTGAAACAAGACTGCGCAGAGATTTGCGTATCAGACAAATGTTAAAGGTTGTTACAACGACAACCACTCCAAGCGAAGGCACGGTTGAGCTACCATCCGACTTCTTGCAAATGCGTGACTTGCACATTGCGACCAATCCAGTGCAGCCAATAGAGTACCAGTCACCAAGCAACTTTTATCGCAACACAGCATCAACCATGACTGGGTTGCCTAGACAGTATACTATCTTGGCTCAAGAGTTCCAATTTGCGCCAGCGCCAGATGCCGCTTACACGTTGCAAATGATGTATTACGCATCCCCACCATATTTAACAGATACAGATACGTCAAATGCGTTCTTGGCTGTTTGCCCAGACTTATTACTATACGGCGCACTAGGTGAGGCTGAGCCGTATCTAATGAATGATGCGCGCCTTGATACATGGGCTAGTATGTACGACAGAGGACTGTCATCATTAGCCGTTAGTGACGACCAAGCAGAATGGTCAGGTTCACCAATTTCAATTACCGTAGCAAAAGGATAGGATTAATCATGTCAGAAATTTCAAACTACTTAGAGAACGCTCTAATTAACGGTACTATTCGTGGCGCGTCTTACACAGCTCCAACA